CTCGAACTGCATATCGCGCTGGGTGTACTTCCGGTCCTTCCAGACCCCGCCCTCGAGGATTGCCACCCGATGCGCGTTGCCCACGCCCTGATGCTGTTCCCGCCAGCGAGACACGGTTTTATTGAATTCAGCGTCGGACAGGGTGTCGGTCATTTCTATGATGCCGCCTGGCTCGGCCGAGTTCTGGAAGAATTGCCGGGTCCACTGAGCGGCCATCTTCTCGGACTCAAGATCAATCAACAGCGATGCGACCACACCGATGCCACGGAATGGGTCCAGGGGCGACGGGCGACGGACGAAGATCACGTCCTCGGCGGCGAGCGGGATCTTCTGGCTTCCCAACTGATAGATGTAACCGGCGATAAAGTTCTCCCGGTTCGGCACCGGCGTCATGCGGTCAGGGCGCAGCGGCCAGATTTCCTGCGGAATCCCGGCGCTATTGCGGAGGATGAGGCCGAACATCTCCCCCGTGAGTTCAAAGTGCTGGTCCCACGTCTCGAGGAATATGGATTGAGAGTAAAACGGGTTGGGGCGCTCCCACAGCGACAGGAGTGGGTGATCTGGTACGTCCTCCACCTCGGTGCCCCGTTTGCGCTGTAACGACCATTCAGACGCGGACACGGCCGTCGCTATCCGGTCCACCGTGGCGAACAGCCATCCCGAGGCGGGCATCTGGCCCAACGCCTGGGGCTGTGTCCCGCCACCGCCCATTGCGAAGGTGGCGATGCGAGAGGTGGCGCCGGTCACGGGCGGCCGGTCCATGTGGATCTTGGTGATCGCATCAATGGCGTTTCGGAGGAGTGTCATGGGCTACCTCAGCTTGCTAATATCTGCTCTCGCGTAGGTTCCGGTGTCCCGTATCGGCGTTTATCTCCGGCCCTGTAATACTTGATGCCCTCCCATTTCAATTGCTCTATGGGAACGGGTTCCACCTCTTCAACGGCTACACCGAGCGAGGTATAAAAGGCTACGAGTTCCTCCCAAACGCAGGGCTCCACAAACCAACGATGCCAACTTCCAAGCCATCCGCCAGCATTGCGATTATTAGTCTCTTGAGAGAGGTGCCCCAGCGCCTGGTGCTTGGCCTTCATTACTGCTAGAAATTGAGTGAACAGGCGAATATCACCCCATCTATTTGTGTTCCGGAGCCGGACAGCGACAACCTCGTCAATGCCTACCCGGCTCTCAAAAGGTTGGAACATGAACCACTCGATCCTCATCCCGCTACCTCCCCGGCCCGATGCCCTGGGCGGCGACGACGAGCGCCAGGCCGCTCGCAATCACGGCCGCCGGCCACCAGATGAACGCTATTCCAAGGGCGATGGCGACGAGGCCGACGACCTCGACCACGGTGGCGCGGTGGGTACCGAGGAGGCGTCTCATCGCCACCACTCCATGATTTCCCGATCCGTCCGGAGGCACTCCTCACGTACCCGTTTGAGTAATTCCTCGTCGGACATTGAAGAAAACATCTGGTCCGCTCGCTCCAGCTCGCACATCTGGCATCCGCAGAGCACGGTCGCCGTCTTGGTCACCCCGTCCACGGTGTACTCGTATTCGTAGGGCTTTGCGTGGGAGATGTCCCACTGATCATCGGGGGTGCCCCGGTGAATATAGGGGGTCAGGGTAGGTTCACCCACCAGGCTCACCCTCCTCGGGGAAGCTGGCAAGCCAGATATCCACGGACTTCTGAATGGCGTTCTTCTCGGCCACGGATAGCCGCCCATCCTTGCTTGCCTTCGCCAGCGTTTTGAGCAGCGCCCACGTCGCCTCGCCGGTCGTAGCGAACATGATGGCCGCCGATATCAGCGCCGGTACGTTGAGCCATTTCATAGTTCTCCCTCCACATGGGTATCCCGTTTGCAATCGGGGCACTCTTGACTCTCACCTGGGTATAAGGTTCGGCACCCACATAGGCACCTACAGCGTTGTATATACCGAGATGGGTCGAGGTCGGCAAGCACCTGTGCGATGAAAGCGTTGACACGAGAAGTGGCGATGAATCGAGAATCCTCCCCTCCGGATTCATGAATATCGCCAATATTATCGCCCACCCGGGTCATTTCCTGCCCTTGATGGCCGCTAGCACGACGACCGCGATAATCAGGACGCCGAGCACGACCCCGATGCCAGTGCCTATGAAGAGCGCCTCTGTGATCATATCAGCCTCCGCAGGAAGTGGCGGTGCCGCCCCCACGAGCACCGGCGGTGCCGACAGCCCGGCCCTATGCGGTAGCGGCCGCCGAACTTGGTCGCCAGGAAGCGGAGAATGGCGTTGTTCACGCAGCCTTGTCCTTGCGTGGCCGTTTCTGCTTACTCAGCTCCGTCGCCACCCGGTCATCCCTCTCGCATTGCATCGAGCAGAAGGGACCCCGCTGACCCTTCCGGATGAATAGTTTCTCATATTCGGATTCGTAGATAAGACGCGTTCCGCCGCATTTCCTAACACACGGGGCATGCAGGATGATGCTCGGCTTATGCCCGATTCCAGCGAGGCGGCAGCGGTCCATCACAAACAACCTGTCTTCGTTCGATAAGGCGTTCCACCACTGTAATGCCTCGCCCCGCCTCGCGGTGTCCTCAAGCTGACCCATTATCCCACCCACGTCACGCTCGGACGCCGACCGCCCCCGAAGGTCATCGCCAGCGCGTCGGCCTCGTCGGGGGACTTGGAGAGTTCTTTTTTGCCCTGGAGCTTGATGCGGCGGTCACTCTGGATCTCGAACTGCCGGCCCGAGACCTGGCCGATCAGAGCTCCATCGTCGTCGGTGTCAACCACCTCTGAGAGATACCATTTCCGCATCTCCCACCAGCATTCGCCGATAGCGTTCATAAACCGGTCTGGCTTACGGGCGCTCGCCCCACCAACGAAGTCTACCAACCGGATTGGCAGCGCGAGATCCTTGAGGCCGTCAACGACCCCGGCGCCAATGCCCACGCCGTCCACAATCACCGTGTCCACGTCCCCTACCTCGCGGACATAGTTGTGAATCCACCCGACGACCTTCGTCGTGTCCGAGCCGTGGGCGCGCCAGACGATCCGGGCCTGGTTACCCTGGCGCCGGATGATAACCGTCTTGTCCTCGCCGGACCGGGCTACATCAACGCCGAGGATCACCGGGCCCTCTGGCTCGTCAATCACCCGTTGGCCGGCCTCCACCGCCGCCCAGAGAGGCACGATGGAATCGTCGAGGTCGTCGGGGAACTTGCCCAGGACGGACCCGATGTACATGGGCGAGTCCTCGCCCCACTCCTCGCGCTTGTCCTCGATGTCCTCGGCCGTCACCATTCCAGGGACGTTCCCGCCGTTGAGGTTGGGTGTGTCGAAGGCGCTGATTGCGGTCTGATGCCAGCGGTCTCTTGACTGATGATGAGAGTCGTAGAAAGGGCCCGCGGAGATGAAAGGATTCCCGGAGAACAGAACTCTCTTGGGGTTGAGTCGGAGTACGGCGTCGAAGTCCTTTTTCGGGATCGCGTGGGCTTCGGTAACGACCACCAGGAGGTTGGGGGAATGGAACCCCTGAAGGTTGTATTCATTGTCTGTGGCGAGCCCCCTAGCCCAGTTCTCGGCGTCGATGAAGTAGCGGGCGGTCTCGAACACCCGGCCACGGAGTGGGTATCCGTCGATGGGGGGCGCGCTGCGGTGGGCCACCCGCATCTCGTTGAACACGATATCGTCAATCTGGCGATGAGTAGGGCCGAGGATGACTGCTTTCGCGGGCTCATAGGAGTGGAGCCACCAGAGGACGGCTCGGGCGGCGGCCCAGTCCTTGCCAGATGAGTTGCAGCCCACGACGGAAGTCCGGCGGTAGTCGCGTACTGCGTTGAGGATTTCGACCTGCTTGGCGTAGGGCTCGCCTTGAAGCATGTTGCGGACGAAGAACTCAGGGCTGTTCTGAACCGCCAGCCCGCTCACCGTCTGCGCTTGTTGCCTGGTAACCGTTAACTGCATACCCCAGGGCCTCAAGTGTCTCCAGCGCCGCGCCCGCGAAGTCCTCGATACGGAGAACTTGCGTTCGGTTGTCGATTATAACAGGTTCCTTCGGGTCCAATCCTGTGATGCGCCGAATAGCGGCGAGGATGCCCAGAACGGTGGTGGCCGATTGGTGGTCGCCGTCGAGCGCCTTCTCCCAATATGCCAGCAGCATCCGGTTATAGCGTTCCAACATGAGCGCCCGGAGGAGCCGGCGGTCCTCGGCGTACTCATCGTCGATGCGCCCGAGGGCTGTGAGGATGTCTCGGCGCGCCTGCTCGTGGGAGACGCCGAGAGAGCGGCCAATGTCCCGGTACGAGGCGCCGGAGCGCCTGAGCACTATCGCCTGGCCCTGGCGTTCTCTGACGCGATCGTCCTCTGGAGCGCCTTGATGTGTAGTCACGTCACACGTCCCTTGAGTGTCACCCCTACTCTTTGGTCGATATGGACCATGCAAGTTCAGCCAACAAGAGATTCTCCGAGCTCCTTGCCCACTCCGCCTCCCGTTTTCCTATTCTAAAGAAAAAGAAACGAAACTAACGAAATATCCCCCCTTAATTCGTTTATTTCGTTTATTTCGTATGCTAGTCATTGGGCATCCACACCTCGATCGTGTCCACTCGAC